TAGATGTTGAACTTGCCCCCATTAAAAATTTACCGGTTAAATCTGGCGGAGTTATACTATTTGCATTATTTGTATTAACATTCATAACCATATTTAATAGAGGAGCTATAATAGAAAACCGCCCATCCGTTACTGTTCTTGTAACTCCATTACAAATTATCCATCCATCTGGGTCACTTTTCGTAGCATCGGCTGAGCTATACCCAAAAAAATATTGCATTATACTTAGGGGAGGGGCTGCATATGAGTGATTATTATAAGAACATACGTTTGGGAAGGTTTGAGTTCCTGACATTATATAAAGTGATTGTATTAATATCTTTAATATATTTCACTTAGTAAATATAATGTAAAAAATTGAATTACTTTTACATAATGAAAGAATAAGCAAAATAAATATATAATAATTAAATCAAAACAAATCAAATATGACGACTAAAATACAGACATTTCGGTATACATTTACGAAAGAATTCACGGAAGTTCTCTTTCAATTTGCGAAAGTTCATCAATATGACGACCGAAAAATATTCAAAGAGGAATGGAACACTTGGATAAAAACGGATGATATCAATCCATTAATAAACGAAGAAATAAAAAAAATGAATAACGACGGGTTTGACGGTGATGTGATGGATAAAATGTTTAAAAGCGCAAGATATTATTTCCGCAAAAAATCGACAATGCCAAAGGACGAAAAAGAAAGAAAGGTGTATATTGGGTTCACGAAAACAATATTGGAAGAAATGGACAAACACATATTAACGCAGATAAACGCGAACATAAAACAAAAAAACGATACATTAATTAGTGATATTTCGCCGGAAGACGCGTATAATATTTATTGCGATGAAAATAAGCCGTCGATAGTAAAAGAAATGTTACTTTTACATTCGAAATCGGCTTCAAACTCAGAAAGTGGAGTTCAGACGCTCGATTCAAAAGAGATATCGGACAAATTTAAAAAAACATATAAAAATAGATTTTATATGTTAAAAACGAATAAAACATAATAAAAATGGATAAAACAAAAATAAAAACAAAACAAAAACATTATATTATTATTTTTTTATGCTCAAATATGCTGGTAAATTTCGTTCTCCTTTTTCTTATCGGCGATTTTGTTTTCAGCGACAATTTTTTTCTTTTCATTAAAAAGAGCCGGTTTTTTGGAATCATCCGCCATAACATGCAATAATTTATTAAATTGTTTTCGTTCAGTGACTGAAAACGTGGAAAAAAACAATTGATGTAAATTGACCGCATTTTTGCGTTCATTCGGCAAAGCCAAAATTTCGGTTTTAAACGTATCAATCATTTTTTTCGCGAAAGGATATTCGGGATTATTATAATCGTTAATAAACACCTCATCTAGTAATTGCAAATAGGTAACATTGATAGCATAAATATCCCACGTCGAATCATATTTCAAAAATTCATTCAGAACATTTATCCAAGGCGCGCCGTCAAACTGTTTAAAGAACACCAACAGCCTCTTTTTAAAGTCGATTTTTTCGCTAGAACTGAATGTATTGTATTGATTCGCATCCAATGCAAATAGAGTATTCAAATTGATAAAATTATCACACAGTTTATCGAATGTTTCCATGGTGGCAATTTCTCTGTTTAAGTCGCCTTTCGCCTCATGAACAATATAAGAAATAACACTAATATCAAAGCACCACGGATAATAATCGTAACCATTCGGGAAAAAGATATCCTTATACATTTCGGGTTTGACTAACGATTTATCAATAGACAAACCAAAATCAATGATAATCGGTTTATTTGAAACATTATCTACCATAATATTGTTTTCTTTTAAGTCCATGTGTAAAATTCCGTTATCATATAATAGGGAGACGCTTTTGATTAAATCGAAATAAGATTCCAATATGGTTCTGAAAAAGGCTTTGGTATTTTCATGAAAAACATTAAAAATGAATTTACCGAGGGTATTATCTCCTACATATTTAATTCTATTTGAAGCATATTTTTTGGTTCTATCGTCAATAATATCACATTTATCGATTTCGTCGGTGCCGATTTGTCCTAACGATATAGGACAAGAACTAAGAATTGGGGCAAAATGATTGGAAAAATTCTTAATCTTTTTGATTTTCACGCCGATAGCGGTTTCTTTTTTGGATTCATTTTCCATGTTTTGTATTTTTGTAATATATTTTAAACTGCTTATTTTGCCTTTGCATGTCAATCCGGGGCGATATACACAGCCATATGTCCCTTGACTTAATAATTCTATTATCTTGTCTTTTGGTAAATCATCAATATTTTGCATCGTATAAATAATACAAAATATTATATTTCGTAGCGTCAGCCGAAGGAAATTCTAATTTTATCGATATATTCATCCAAAATGTTAAATCTCGGATGATTCAATATATCACATATTTTGTCATAAGCGGTATGATGTTTCGTATTCAAATAACGTAATTGAGAACTAGAATAACCGGACAATACAATACAGTTTTTCAGACGGATAGGACACGGCAGATTCGCGCATGTCGTTTGCGCAAAGTTCCAATATACGAAGCGCGGGCAAGGAAACGGTTTTTTGCGAGAACTTTCTAATCCTTTGTCATAAAACAATGCAATAATTTTATCATGAAGTGAGTCCGAGCTACCATAGTCAGAATGGGTCGTTTGTAAAAAAACAAAAGACAGTTCGCGTATTTTGCGGTAAGACATTTTCGTTTCTTCAATTGATTTTATCAATAATTCAATCGCCCCGAATAAATTGGGACTGGTATAACAGGTTGATGTGGACATTTTATGTATTTGCCTAACCATGCTAAAAAACCCTTGACTTTCTTCGAGATTTATCCACTGTGGTAAATGGTCAACCAATAAAATGCGTTTACCGAATGAGCTTCGTTCCGCAATTAAACACGCGATACCAATGGCATTATAAAACGAATCCGACTGATTTTTATCAGCCATAAAGGACATATCAATCATAGGAACACAATTTTGAAGGGAATGTTTCCCGACAATTTGCGACATTTGATTCCACTGTTTATTTAAAACGTCAATTTGAACATAAAAATTATAGGAACAACCGTAATTATATGGCGACACATTTATTAACAAATCGATAATTTTATATGCTTCTTTCACAAAATAAGACGGTGACATCGAGAACGGAATGTAATCGGACAATTTGCGGTCAAAATCGTAGACGCCTAGGTCAAGCGCATATTTTTCGTCGAAATGTTTAATGATATTTTGAGAACAATTCATTCGACTAACGGCTTGACTGTGTTTTGTCACATGGAATATATTGGTATAATAACACAAGTTTTGTTTGTATTTCATTAAGCAAACTTGCGGCATACATTTGGGTATAATGGCGCTCCATTTTTGAGAACATATTTTAATTTCGGTAGTATCTAAGCCGATATTTAAAAAAGATACCATTCGCCGGTAATTCATGCGGCATTTATCCAGTGCTGCGTAATATCCAACGTTGTCTTTGTATGTCGTAAGAATGGAAGGAAATCGCGTTTGATACCAATTTATGACCAATCGTTCATTCAACCAATCGAATTGTTTGCCTTCTCTCGGAATCCATTTTGCAACCATAGAAATATGTTTTCGGGCATCCACAATATCTGAATCAGATGAATGAACTACATAATTCCATATATGAACGTCGCGCTCTAATGTTTTGTTCATTAATTCGACACAGATATCAATTAGGACGTGGTTGGAGCGAGCCGTATCTCCGAAGGTAGAAGTCGAAGGTGAGCGATTGAACTCCGTAGTTCCCGTAGGGAGCCGAAGGAGTTGTTCCGAACGTTTCTTAATATATTCGCAAAAATATTTCATGTCGCGCCAAGAACCGTAAGAATTCTGTGAATCAGATAAAGGAAGAACAAATTTATATAAACAAAAGACAGACAGTGCTGGGTAATATTTATGCAACGTGTGAATCATCATATAAGCCAAATCGCGTTCCCCCTTTCCTTGAAAAATGTCTCGGGTATGACCAATCATTTTGTATAATATTTTTAAATATCCGATAAATTCACAAGGACTGCGTTGACTGTCGGAGCGTTGACTGTCGGAGCGTTGACTGTCGGAGCGTTGACTGTCGGAGCGTTGACTGTCTTGCTTAAGTGAACATAACAAATTATCCAAAATGTTCTCGACAAGTAACAATTCTTCGTCGTTATTTTTGCGAGTGCAATTATAATATAAGAGAACGATTTGTTCTTGGTAATGAATGTGAGAACTTTGACTGGATGTATTAATATTAAATGGAGGGAAATCGATATCGTTAATAACGGATTCCATGTTTGATTAATAATATTACAATTAATATTTCTAAATTGGTTTTCAAAACATTTTATCAAAATCAGTAGGCGTTAGCCGATGGAATTTTAATTTATAATAAATGATATTTTTCAAATATTATTATATTTTCATTCACATAATTATTCATTATGTCATCTTCAATATTTTGGAGCGAACTGGAACCGTTAGTTGGTGAACGGTCTGTTGTCATGAACTCAGCACGACTAGATGAAGAAGTCGAATCAGTTATGTCATTTACAATATTTTGATATAATACATATTTATAATTTATAGTTGCCTCTTCTTTTGTTCTATATGTATGATGCCAACTTTCTACAATAGGAATACTTTTACACATCAATGTTTCATAAAATCGAAAACTCCATGGTGAATCTCCAGCGGGACATAAAATAAATAGACTTTGACACATTTTTTCAAAATAATCAACATTTTCTTTAACTACGCGATACTGAACTTTTTTTGATTGATTATTGGGTTCTTTTTTAGGACAAAATCCTATATTCTTATTTGAGTAATCAAATGACCCTAATGATTCCCAATTAGGGTCATTATCGGTATTAATAAATATAGAATTTTTAGTAAAACATTTTTTCGCAAAATTAATTACCCATTGTCTTGCTTCATAATTTGTGTCAATTGAACCAATAAAACAATAATCATATATTTTTTTATGATTTAATTCATTTATTTCATTATAATATTTTATTGAAAATAACGCGAATCGAGGAGTCAAAGTTGCATATTTGGGATTTAAATTATATTCTATAAGTGCGTCTTCCATATGATATTTTAACCCAGCGTAGTCTTGATACCCTAAAACTAATTTATTATCCATAATATATAATATATAATATATATTATAAAAATATTGGAGCGAGCAGGATACTGAACTCCTTCACTGACGTTACGGAGTTGAAGTCGAATGAGTTTAAGTTGAATGTTTGTCGAGAACATGAACAAAAACAAAAAACCATCATTCCCGATGTTTTTTGGTGAGTCCAAGTTTATTCAAAACAATTTTCACCTTTTTTGTATTTGTATTTTTGATACGAGAACTATTTGCATCGGTTTTTAAAATGGATTTCGTGCTTATTTGAGAGACATCGATTTCTTGTTCTTTGAATAAAAAATACAGAGCATTGACTCCGTGAAAAATAAAGATGGACGGAGGGATAATAATATCATCCACAATAGGTAAAACTTTGAAAAAATGCTTGGAATTTTCCAAGAGGTTCTCGGATTTGGCAAAGTTCTGTACGTGTTCCGATTCTAAATCGACATTATATGTTAGTATGTCCATGAATTTATATTTCGAATGAAGAGTCGCTTTCTTTTTGGATTGTATTAATTGCAAAATAGTTTCTTTTTTGAGAACCGAATTATTGGTATTTTTGTTATTGTTATTGTGACCGTTTTCGAAAGATAGCGGGTGGTTTTCGCAGACAATTTTCTCAATAAATTCATTTGCATTGATAAATAAAAAAAAGATGTCTATGTTTTCAAGTCGTTCTTTACTGTAATTAGATTGAACCGACTCTAATTTTTCGTGGTCTTTCATCCAAGAAGTATCTAAATCAGAATCGGAATCGGAATCGGAATAGGAATCGTCTACTGTTTTGTGAATCATTTAACTATTTAATGAACATATATGTTTTGTATGAATTAAACACATAGATTTGGAGGAAAATGTAGACGGAGTCGAAGTTTTCTGATTATATTCCGTAGACATGCGAAGCATTGTCGAAGGAATATGAAGCGAGCAAAATGAATTTATTTATTAAATTACGACACAATGCACTTAAAGGATAGAGCATATGATATATGTTTCGAAACCGCGCCACAATCGCACAAAAGATGTTAAAATCACCATGAACTACGCAAGTTAGTTGGTGATGCTAAAATCAACCACGTTGATTTTATCAAAGCACAATACATCAAAACTTATATTTAATCCTACAAAAATATAAAAAATTGTTCATAAAACCAAATACTCGAAACAGCGCTGCAACAAAATATACAGTCGTATATTTTGCAAAGCATGGGAAAAATGCAAAGCATGGGAAAAATGCAAAGCATGGGAAAAATGCAAAGCATGGGAAAAATGCAAAGCATGGGAAAAATGCAAAGCATGGGAAAATAATTAAAAACTATTATATAAAAATTATACATTTCAATATATAATTTACATGGTAACATGTAAATTATAAACGCTCCCGATTATTCGTCTAACAACATTAGAGCCATGGCAGCATAATTATGCAAATCTAACAATGTATCTCGAATGCCTTCATCTTTCACCAAATTGACGCCATTTTTAGTTATAGATAAAGAACGTTGTATTTTGTCTTCGATGCGCATTAAAACGCCAATAACGCCAAATTTCGCAAATGCATCACCGTAATCAATATTTTTTTTCGTAAATAATTCTAACGCATCGCATTGAATAATTTTCATTTGCTCAACTCGGTTCATGGTAAATAAAAATAATATAAGCACATCCTTATATTATTTACAATAAATATCTCAAAAAAGTAATATAGTAATATTAAAAACAATGTTGGAGGAAAATGTAGACGATAGTCGAAGTTTTCCGTGTAAACTACAGAACGTCAGTGGAGGAGTTTTTCATTATTATGATTTAAAAGATTTTCTGGAGGAGAACAAAGAATCATTTACTGAAAAAAAGGCACAATATTTGCACTTACTTTCCATGTTAACCGAAATTGGCGAAATGACCGATACCGTTTTTATGGAGCGAATCGAAAAAATATACAAATACGGTAAAATCATCATATGCACTGAATCAAAACAAATAATCGCATCGGGAACACTCATAATAGAACAAAAAATCATACGCAATGGTAAATCGGTAGGGCATATTGAAGATATAGTGGTGCACAAAGATTACCGCGGAAATAAAATAAGCGAAAATATACTGAATATATTAAAAAAAAACGCGCAAGAAAACAATTGTTATAAGGTGATTTTGGATTGTGAAGACTCGTTGGTGACATTATATAAAAAAACGGGATTTATCAAAAAAGGTGTTCAAATGGGAATATATTTTTAATAATGCGCCGAAAAATTGAAACTGAAAATAAAACAAATAAAAAAGACAATCAAACAACCAAACACAATATATGTCAAAAAACCATTTATTATGTATTCCCCGAATCGAAGTTTCGGTAACGAAAGAATATATTCTGGGAGTATTCATAAAATTAAAAATAGGGTATATTGAAAATATACAAGAAATACCGCTGTATAAGAACAAGGAATTTAAACGCATCATCATCAAAATCAATTGGTCAGAAACCAGTCCAACTGCGAAAAATATTCTGACACGTCTGGATAATAATGAAACGATTAAACTGGTGCATGATATGCCGTGGTTTTGGAAAATCGTAAGCACTACTCATCAAAGATAAACTGGAAATATTTTTGAAGAATAGGGTGAACATTTTCTTTTTTTATGGAAAACCGCTCTCGTTTCGTAAAACAAAGCCACGCACATTTGCGATGTTCATTGTCTTTAATTTCCTTAGTAAACAATTCGTCGATATAATCATAAACGTTTTGCGATTCCAAAAGTTCATTTTTGACTTTTTCCTTCACTTCGTATAAAAAAAGGAGCCGTTTTTTCTCCTTTTTTTGTTCATCGGATTCAGCCGGGTCGAAATCATTGCGTTTCCACTTATATAAAATATATCTGATTTCATTTTTCACATCTTTAAAACGATGAATAAGAATATTTTTATGAATATCCATTTTTTTAATCACCGAAAAAATATTGATATGGCAAACAATCGGGAACATCCGGATAACTTCCTCGGGAACCAAGATATTATACACTTCTTTCAGTTCATTCATATTAATTTCGACTTCTTTTAATTTGTTCAAAACCAGTTCGTTTTTTTCGGTTTCGTTTTCAATATATAACAATTTACTCGTAGTCATCTCCAAAGACATTTCCAATTTATCGTATTGGTTCGCCATTTGTAAATACTTTTCACTGTGTGATTCGTATTTCATATAATTCAACATTGTCACAAAAGTAGTGATAATAATATTCAGCGCCGAAATAAGACCGCCGCTCCATTCAAAATGTTGAATAATGGGGGCAAAAATCGCCATAGCTGACGAAAATATGAGAACCGGTATCATTAAAAGATGTACTTTTCGCTGAGTAATGAATTTAGCTTGCATAAATATATTTTTTTGACCTTTCATGTAGGTGACTAATGTATCTATTTTACTGGAGTATTTATTGTTATATTCGTAATATTTTTCGAGAGACTTTTCGACATCGTGAAAATTTTTCTTTTTGAATTGTTTTGTTTGTGAGACTTCACGCGCATTGCGGTATTCGATTTGATTTTTTATTCTATCATTTCGAATTAAACGTATTTCTTCGTCATCGCTGCAATCGCTATAACTACTATGACTACCGCGACTATTACTACGACTATTATCATCATAATCACTCAAATTATCATTATATGCGATACTTTTTTCGGAAATAGTAATAGGACTATCACTATTGATGTATTGAAAATGAATATTTTCGTATAATTGTGAGGATTCTACTTCGTCGACGCCAACCGGAACAAATTGAATTGTTTGTTGGATGTTCTCGATATTAATAACTATTTCATTTATTTCATTATCCGTATCAATAATATTATTACTTGCATCAGTATCCATTATACAATATAAAATGATAATAAATACGCCAAAAAATTGAATAAAATATTATACCAAAAAAAAGATTCACATATCATGTCGAACATTCCTAACAACAAAACCATTGCGCGTAAAGTATTAAATGATTATAAAAAACAATTCAAAAATTTCTTATTAACGTCACGTTTCAATAATGAAACGTTGAGTGAAAACGAAAAATATCGAAATAAAAACCCTAAATTTGGATGTGTTTATTGTTCACCAGACCCAGTATCTACAAAAATTCCCAGTGAATCAATAATGTTGGTTTTGGAAATGAATAACGACGCAAATAAAATAACCGGAATTGGGATGGTTCGTAATCGCGCAATCTGTGGAAAATATCACGTATACGAGAACGGTAATTATAATCGGTATGTTTACATAGGAAAAAACCGAATTAATCGCAGTGAAATGACAAAAGAAGAAGACGAAATCATGAGCGTATTTGATATTTTATGCTTCACTGGAAATCGTCATATGAAACGAGGTCAAGGATTGAAATCGTTTCCTCCCGACATATTATATAGGTGTAGTAAACGATTAGATTTAGTAAATTACATCACTAATATGTTCAAAGTACGTTTGGAGCGAGCCGGATTTCCGAAGGTAGAAGGCGTAGGTGAGCTTCCTACGGTAATGAACTCCGTAGACATGCGAAGCATAGTCGAAGGTAGCCGAAGGAGTTTGTCAAAAGAAACAGAAAAGGAAAGGGAAAAAATACAATAGTGGACGAAAATATATAAATGTTTTTATTATAATAACATATTCAATGAATAATAAAAAAGAAAAAGAAAAAGATATTTACGATGTGAAAAATTATACAGACGAAGAATTATTTGAAATATTAGATTTAGTGCATCCATCAGACCGTGAACTGGAAGCGAAAATAATACAAATGTGTAATCGTTATAAAAATATGCAGAATGACCAAGGCGATAAATTCTACGATTTTTTTCAGGATATTTATAACCGTTTTTTTGATGATGCAGAAGATGACGTAGATGCACATGATGATAACGAAGACTATAATGATGAAGATGATGAAGATGATGAAGATGATGAAGATGATGAAAACAAAAACAAAAACAAAGAAAAAGAAAAAGAAAATGAAAAAGAACAAAAAAAGGTGGTCGAAGGATTAGAAACAAAAGTATCTACTACAAAACCGTCAACCGAAATTACAAAACCGTCAAAAGAAGCGACAAATTCTATCGATTTTTCGCAAGATAAATTAAATCCTTTATTACAGAAAACGATTAAGCGAATAATAAGTATAGACAGTCAATATAGAGATGATAAAACAACATCATCAACCAATTTTACATTCAGTTTATCGGAACCATTAAAAGATGTAGTTTCGTTAAAGTTATATTCGATTCAAATACCACAAACTTGGTATACGGTGAGCACAAACTTTGGCTGTAATTTTTTTTATTTGAAAGGAAATTCACCTGGTCTCAGTAACGGATTTCATGATTTTCAAATCGATATATCAGCTGGTAATTATACGGCTTTAAATTTAACATCGGCAATAAATACGAAATTCCAAGAAATAGTTACAGCCACACCAGATGTAAGTTTCGGAAATGCGGAAATTATCAAATATAATCCAAATGCTGCATTATCAACAATATCATTTTCTTTTAAAAAAATATATAACGAACCGAGTTATTATTTATATTTTCCAACATGGACAAATCCGAATTCGGATAATAAAGTCGGTGGTTCACGTTATCAATCCATACCCGGATTTTTAGGTTTTAATTACAAAGATTATTATTTAAATTGTTTGTATTCTACATCGACATTATTATTAACTACAGACACAGCTGGACAAACGAGTGATATAATATCTGGAATATATTACACGGACGACTCGACTAATTATTTCACGGTAATTAAATATATCGGACCCAATGAATATTCACCAGTAACATCAATCGTTGATTTATCATTTAATATCTATTTTTCTCAAAATATTATGACGGGTGTGCATACAAGAAATGCATTAGTGAATGATTTAAGTAATCAATTGGCAAATAATATTTATTTATCGGGTTCTTCTATCGAGCGAATCAATGTAACTGACCCGTCAATGAATGGATACAACAAATCATATTATAAATTAACACTAAATTACAACCGTCAGACAACCAACAATATAGTCAATTCGAAGACATTTATTCAATTTCCGACAGAATTAGATTCAGCTGTACATTCAAAAATATGGACTGGGTTAACGTCGTGTTTTCGTTTTCAAAATAAAACCAACGAATTAAATAATATTTTATCAGAATCACCACCAATTACACAGCAATCAGGTAGATACCCAATTGTCAATGAACCGTATATTTATTTAAAATGCATAAAATCACTATATGATACTAGTATGAACGATTATACAATTACATTGGCGAATTCAAATGTAAATACTGGCGGTTATACGTTAGCTCAATACATAAATGCAATAAATACGGCGATAGCAACGACAAACAATAAAAGAAAAATATACAAAAATGTAATTGGCGATTTTAATATGAACACATTTAATGCATCAATCGACACCAATTCGTATTTTAATATTAAAATAGATATAAACAAAATTTTTACACGAGATATGTATTGCGTTGATTTATCTGGAACATATTTAAATTTATTAGGATTGTCGGGCGAATATTTGAATGGTATAAAGGATTTATCCGGTAGTACTTACACATTTTATTCTTCATTTCAAGAAAGTTCACGTTATAATGTAGGAAGTAATACGCTGTTTGTAGTCAAACCAAGCACCACGGTCAATTATGGTAATCAAGGAGCAGGAACAATCACAGTAACGACCGGTGGATTTGCACCAACTTATTTTACGTATCAAGAAATAGAAACAGCAATTAATAATAAATTCATTAATTATACAGATGGCGGACAAGAGATTTTTTCCGGAACAAATATTTCTATGAGTCCGAATGATACAACAGGATTAATTGATTGTATATTTACTATTTCAATAAGAAAAACATTATCACAAAATGACTATAAAATCGGTTTTATCGACGCATCGTCAACCATGGTTATTGATTCAAGTAATATATATCCGGTTTCATCATCATGGAGTAATAATTTAGGTGTAAATGCATCATATTTGGATATATCATTAAATACATTTGGTTATGATTTATCAAGAATACCAATCGGTTCGAATTCATATACGAATATAATAGCAAGTAGTCAAATCACGGTAAACACCATAAAATTTATAGACGATGTAAATAATTATTTTACATTAATTCCTTGGGAAGAAGGTGTATCAACAAGCCCTCCTTATTATACCGAATATTAT